ATAGCTTCGGTGAGGTGTTGGCGGAAATCATCCGTGGCTTGCAGTCGTGAATGCATCACCTGCTGCCATGGCCTTCTGCGTGACGCCAAAGACCCAAAGCGAGACAGGAGCCTTCGGAAAATGGCAAAGCAAGGCTATGTGAACTGCGGGCTAAGCAAGTGGCGGGCAACGTTCCATCCATTCGGATGGGTGTGCGACAGATACAGCCAGGCGGATGACGAGGTTGTCAGGGCGCGGCTGGAGTGGAGGGCTAAGGCTTGAGCAGATACGTGGACTTCAACGCGGTGGACCCAAAGCACCAGACCATGGATGCACGACTCCGAAACTGGAGCATCTGGGCCAATGGGCGCGACGGACTCGGCTTTGCTCCCTGCGCCCCGATGTTCCGCATGTATCGGAGTACAGAGCAATGGGAAGACTCGGCAAACAAAGCGCCCGCAGTTGACCCACTAGATGCCCAGCGTGTGCAGAAAGGTGTTTCGGCTCTGCCAGAGAAGCACCGCATTGCAATCTCGTGGAACTACATGAGCAGATCGCACCCCAGGAAGGCAGCAAAGGCGCTGGGAGAGTCGCTGGAAGGGATGAAGCATCTGATTGATGCAGGACGGCAGATGTTGTGCAACAGGGGCGTTTAATGCCGAAACCGAAGGTTGAACAGGTCGACTTGGAAGCGGTGAAGCGCGTATTGGTCGGAGAAGAAAAAGTTGCACTTTGATCTTCCAATTCGGAATTGAATGTGTTAGTCTCCGCGCAACCCGATGCGCGAAGGCATAAGATCGAGGCCATCCACTCGGAGGGCTAGGTGCCAGTCAGCGGAACGCTGCTCCGGGATGGATGCAGCAGTTTCGGCCCGGCGTCGCTGACACCCTCCTTTCGTCTCCTCCCACGAAATCAGCGATCGCTGGGCCACCCCTCAGCCCGAACCCACAACACGTAGAGCGTTCGCCGATCTAGACGGCGGGGTAGACGTTGCGCTCTCGGGCAGTTATCCACAGACCACACCCGTAAGGGGAGTCGCCAATGGCCGCACGGCTCAACAAACTCCATCAGGAAGACATCCGCAAGAAGATTCAGGCCACTCAGCTCATAAATGTGCTGCAAAAACATGCACTTACGGGCGATGGTGACTTGTCGATGACGCGGATGAAAGCCATCGAGATTCTGTTGCGCAAGAGCGTTGCGGACCTGAGTGCCGTGACCGTCTCGGGGGATAGCGAGAACCCGCTCCAGACTGTGCATCGCATCGAGCTAACCGCTCTGAAGTGACCACAGTCCAAATCCAGCTTCCCCCGAAGCTGATCCCTGTCTTTGAAGGAAAGGCAGACGTAAGAGGCGCATACGGTGGGCGTGGGTCGGGTAAGACTCGCTCATTCGCAAAGATGGCTGCGGTACGTGGGTACATCCACGGCATGGCTGGAGACAGGGGAATCATCCTCTGCGCTCGCCAGTTCATGAACAGCCTGGACGACTCATCCCTTGAAGAGTGCAAACGCGCCATTGAGGAAGAGCCGTTCCTTGCCAGCTACTACGAGATAGGCGACCGCTACATCAAAAGCAAGGATGGGCGGATCGCGTTCAGCTTCTCGGGCCTTGATCGGAACATCATGTCCATCAAGTCCAAGGGGCGGATTCTCCTGCTGTGGGTAGACGAGGCCGAGCCCGTCACCGCTGACGCATGGGACATCGTAGAGCCTACGCTGCGTGAAGAGGGCGGCGACTGGAACGCGGAACTGTGGGTAACGTGGAACCCGCGCAACAAGCACGCAGCGGTTGAAAGCCGGTTCAGGCAGAGCACAGACCCGATGGTCAAGTGCGTGGAACTGAACTGGAAGGACAACCCAGCCTTCCCCGACAAGCTGGAGCGACAGAGACAGCGCGATTTCAAGGCCAGGCCCGATCAGTACGCCCACATCTGGGAAGGCGACTTCCAGAGCATCGTGGATGGCGCTTACTACGCCGCGAGCCTGAACAAAGCCAAGGCAGACGGCCGGATCGGCAGGGTGTCTCCAGACCCGCTCATGACCTATCGTCTGTTCTGCGACATTGGCGGTACGGGTGCAAAGGCTGATGCCTTCGCCATGTGGGTGTCTCAGTTCGTAGGCAGAGAAGTCCGCGTGCTGGACTACTACGAAGCCGTAGGACAGCCGCTAGACGCTCACTTGGCCTGGTGCCGTGAGCGTGGCTACACCAAGGACAGGGCACAGTTCTGGCTGCCCCATGACGGCGCCACTCAAGACAAGGTGTATGCCGTCAGCTACGAGTCAGCGCTCAAGCAGGCTGGCTACAAGGTCACAGTGGTCCCGAACCAAGGCAAAGGCGCAGCAAAGGCCCGCATCGAGGCAGGGCGGCGCCTGTTCCCGTCCATGTGGTTCAACGAAGACACCACCAGTGCTGGCCGGGATGCTCTTGGCTGGTATCACGAAAAGAAAGACCCGGAGCGCGGCGTTGGTCTTGGCCCTGAGCACGATTGGGCGAGTCATGGAGCGGACGCATTTGGCTTGATGTGCGTGGCCTACGAAGAGCCCAAAGCGACAAAACACAAACCCATCCAGTACCCCAGCCACAACTACGGTGTGATATGAGCCTCGCCTATCTGGCACGCATCAAAGCCCTGGAAGACAGGCTATCCCGCTACGAAACGATTTTGTACGCGCTCAGCAACGCTGTGACTGCGCTAGAGAAGGAAAAGACCGATGGACGTCGAACTGCTGAAAGCAACGATACGCCAGCACGAGAGGCAGGCACTCGGGTGGCAACTCGGCGACCTCGCGCAAGAGCGGGCACAGAGTCTGGACTACTACCTGGGGAAGCCGCTCGGGAATGAGCAGGAAGGCCGCTCCCAGGTAGTCACCTCGGACGTTGCTGATGCCGTTGAAGGCATGCTCCCGTCTCTGGTGCGGGTGTTCACCTCTGGCGATGACATCTGTGTTTTTGAGCCGGTAGGCCCGGAGGACGAAGAAGCCGCCGCCCAGGAAACCGATTACGTCAATTTCGTTGTTCAGCAGCAGAACCGATTCGTCCCTATCCTGCTGACGTGGTTGCGGGACGGGCTCATCTCCAAGGTTGGCTATGTCAAGGCCATTTGGGAGGAGGACGAGCGCACCCAGGACGAAACCTATCGCGGCTTGTCGGAAGATGAGCTTGCCATGCTGCTCCAGCAGGACGTGGAAATCCTGGGCCATGACATCGGCCCGGATGGCATCGCCATCCGCATCCGCACCACGCAGACCAAAGGGCAGGTCAAGATATACAACTGCCCGCCCGAAGAGATCCTGGTCAACGCCGACCACAATGAGGTATCCCTGCGCAACGCCATGTTCGTGCAGCACCGCCCGCGCAAGACCATCGGCGAGATTCGCGCCATGGGCTACAAGATCGATGACGACATCGGCGACGACGACGAGAACCAATGGGGCGAGGAACAATCCAGCCGCAACCGCTACGGCGACGAACAGCAATGGTTTAACGAGGATGGCACGAACGATCCCGCCGCAAGAACGGTGACGTTCAAGGAGACATATATCCGCGTCGGCGGGAAAGGCGGAATGCTGGAACTGCGCAGGGTGTGCGCCGTGGGCGACACCATCCTCGCCAACGACACCTGCGAGACGGTTCCCATCTGTGCCTGGACGCCGCTAATCATGCCTCACCGGCATGTCGGGCGAAGCCTGGCTGAACAGGTCGAGGACATCCAGAAGACCAAGACCGCCATTCTCCGGGGTGGACTGGACAGCATCTACCTGGCGCTGAACCCCCGCCACGTCATCAGTGATCAGGTCAACCTCGATGACATGCTGGTGAGCCGTCCCGCTGGTGTGGTGCGACTGGAGCCCGGTGCGCGTCCTGGTGACGGCCACGTCATGCCGCTTATCTCCCCTGATGTAAGCGGTACTGCATTCCCCATGCTCCAGTATTGGGATGGCGTGCGGGAGGTAAGAACCGGCGTCATGCGCATGGGCGCGGGACTACAGACCAACGACCTGAACAAGCTCAACAGCACCGCGACAGGCGCGAGCTTGATGGCAAGTTCCGCGCAGGGTAGGCAGGAACTCATTGCCCGTACCTTCGCCGAGACTGGCTTGCGTGATCTGTTGTTGCTCGTGCATCAACTGGTCAGGCAGAACGGCATGCAGCAGGAAGTGGTACGGCTGCGCAACAAGTGGGTGCCGGTTGACCCTAGGGGTTGGCGGCAACGCTGGGACATGACAATCTCGGTCGGATTGGGCACGGGCAACCGGGAACAGCAGATGGCGAACATCAGTCAAATCCTGATGGCGCAACGCGAGGCGATCCAGATTGGTGTGGCGACCCCGGAAAACATCTACAACAGTCTGGCGAAACTCGTCGAAGCCGCTGGTTTCAAGGCACCGGAGCAGTTCTTCACTAATCCGGCCATGCAGGAGCCGAAACCACCGGCACCAGACCCCAAGATGCTGGAAGCCCAGGCCAAGCTCCAGCTTGAGCAAGCCAAGATGCAGGCCGACCAGCAAAAGAGCGTGGCCGATATGCAGATCAAGCAAGCCGAGAGCCAGCAGAACATGGCAATCGAGCAGGCCAAACTGGAACTGGAAGCCGAGAAGCTAAAATTCCAGATGCAGCTGGAGCAATTCAAGGCCCAGGCCCAGGCGGAACTGGAGATCATGAAGCTCAACATGCAGGCGAACCACCAGACCAAGCTGAAGAGCATGGAACTGAATGCCGCAAACCCTGAAAGCATCACCGAAATGAGCGAGGACGGCGAAGAACAGCCTTCTTCTGCGTTGACCGGGCTTGTCGATGCTATCAACAGCAACTTTGCGGCGCTCATTCAGGCACAGACTGAATTATGCCATCAGAGACAGGCAGAAGGCACAGGACTTGAGCGCATCAATATCGCAAACAATGGCGATGTTGGTAAGCATGATTGAACACAAACGCAGGAAGGACGAAGAGGAAGCATTGATTGCCATCCTCATGACCTTATGAACCTACACGAAGAATCCGAACGCGGCCACCACGCCCGCCTGATGCTGGAAAACCCGCTGTTTGTGGAAGTCACTACCAGCCTGCGGGACGGCATCACCGAGAAATGGCGTTCCTGCCCCCTGCGTGACAGGGAAGGCGCGCATGAGTTGAAGCTGATGGACAAGCTTCTCACCGATTTCATCGCGGCGTTTCGACACATCGCCGAGACGGGCAGGATGGCGGACATCCAACTTGAACAAGACAAAAAGATTGCGCGGCTGAAAAAGGCCGGCATTCGGTAGGGCACGCTACCGCTTGGGCAATCCCGTGAGGGAACCCGTAAATACCCGCCGTGCTTGCGGGCATTTCTGACCTGGAGTAGCACATGGAACAGACCAATTCTCCCGTTTTGGTGGAGGAAGTCGCCGATTCTGACCCGATTGACCGCTTTGTGGACGAAATTCTGGGTGAGCTGGAGCCTGTTGAGGCCAAACCGGAACCCGAAGAAGTGGAGCCCGAGACGGTTGAAGAGGAACCCGTCGAATCGGAGCCGGAATACCTGGAAATCAAGCACAACGGCAAGCCCGTCAAGCTAAGTCTGGACGAAGTGATCGAGCACGCGCAAAAGGGCTTCGATTACACCGCCAAGACCCAGGAAATCGCCGAACAGCGCAAGCAGGTTGAGGCATACGCCCAACACGTTCAGCAGCAAGCGGTATTCCAGCAGCAATTCCAGCAGGATTTCGCGGCCATCACGGCGATGGACATGCAAATCCAGCGTTACAAAGATGTGGATTGGGGTCAGTACACCGACAGCGACCCGGTAGAAGCCACGAAAGCATGGCAGCGTTACCAAATCCTGCAAGGGCAGCGCAACGAGAAGGCTCAAGAGCTTTCCCAGCGCCAAGCCCAACTCCGGGAGATGGAAGCGCAACGCCAACAGCGGAGCTTGGCAGAAGCCGCGCAACAACTGGAACGGGAACTGGGTAAAGCGTGGAATGCGGAAACCCGCGCCGCGCTGAAAACCACCGGAAAGGGCTACGGTTTCTCCGACGAGGAACTGGGGGCCATCTCAGATCCCCGCGTGGTCAAGGTGCTGCTGGATGCCTACAAGTGGCAAAACCTGCAATCCACGAAACCCGCCGTACAAAAGAAGGTTTCCGAGGCTCCGAAGCTTGCCAAACCGGGCACCCAGCCCCAGGCGGACAACAGCCAGCGGAAACAACTCTCCAAAATCCTGAAGTCCTCCACCGTCAGGGGCAGGCGCGAAGCCGCTGCCATGGCACTGCTGGACGACTTCGTTCGTTAAGGAACCATCATGGCACAAGTTACCGGCACCACGGACAGCTATCAGCAGTCCGGCCTTCGGGAAGACCTGTGGGACATCATCACCAACATCTCTCCGATGGAGCGTCCCTTCACCTCCAACATCGACCGCATCACCGCCAAGGCGCGTACGCATGAGTGGCTGACAGACTCCCTGGCGACCGCGAATTCCAACAAGCAGATTGAAGGCGATGACACCACCTTCACCACTGCTGTCACCGTCACCAAGCTGGCGAACACCTGCCAAATCCTGAAAAAGGCGTTCATCGTCTCCGGAACCCTGGAAGCCGTGGACAAGGCTGGCCGCAAGTCCGAAATCAAGTACCAGCTCATGAAAGCCGGTAATGAACTGCTGCGCGATCTGGAGTGGACCGCGTTGTCCGCGCAGAACGGCACCGCTGGCGGTTCCGGCACCGCTCGCCAAATGGCTGGCGCGGAAGCCTGGATTCCCTCCACCGACAACTCAGGTAACGGTGTGCGGGGCGGCAATGCGGATTCCTCCGGCTCCACCGCTGCTTACACCTCTCCCGGCGGCGGCGTGGTCACCGATGGCACCAACACCACCCTGTCCTCCACTGGCCTGCTGACCGCTCTGGGTCTGGCCTGGGACGATGGCGGCGATGTGGACACCATCATGACCAACCGCTTCCAGCGTGGCCGCATCCGCACCTTCGGCAATCTGGCGACCAACCAGATTCAGTTGAACAAGTCCGGCGAGGCCGCCAAGCTGATCGACTCGGTTGAGGTCTACGTCTCCGACTACGGCAAGCACAAGCTGGTGATGAACCGCTTCATGCGCCCCGAGACGGTGTTCTGCTTCCAGATGGACAAGTGGGCTCTGGCTACCCTGCGCCCAATGTCCACCGAGAAGCTGGCGAAGACGGGCGACGCCGAGAAGCACCACATCATCATGGAAGCCACCCTGGTGTGCCGCAACCCCAATGCGTCCGCCAAGATCAGCGATTGCACTACGGCGTAGTGCTAACCAACCGGGGGGCTTCGGCCCCCCTTTTCTTTGGAGTGCCCATGCTCTTGGAAAAGAACACCGAGACAGGCCGCGAGGTTCATGTCGAGGAAAAGGATGGTCTGCTTATCGTCCGCAAGACCGTGCCCAAGGAAGTGATTGGCAAGTACCTGGAACAAAACAAGGCGGAACAGAACACGATTCCGCAAAAGCAATACAAAAGCGCCCTCCGCAAAAAGAATATGTGGAAGGTCGCCTCAATCCCGAACATCGTTGTTGAGCAGTGGCGGAAAGAAGGCATCGACCTTTTCAAAGACGAGGATTGGCCCAAGGTCCGCGCCAAGCTCAACGACCCTGATTACAAGTGGCTCCGCACTTCTCCGGGACGCGTATGAGCCTTGAACAGCAACTCAAGGAGGACAGAGCCGGTCTGTTGCAGCACCTCAAAGCCCTGACCGAAGCGGGACAGCACGAAAAAGTATTGCGCATCGCCGAGTCTTTGCTGTTCGAGAACCCGGACGA